GCATGTTTAACCGCAGTATCACAAGTCACTTGTAGGCCTATTCTTACCCCCGGCCTCTTTGTCAGTGACTCATGCCACACCTGGATCAGTGTAGTCGATGAAAGCAACCTTTTCAAGTTGCGCTTCGACTGCCTGAGCACGCTTGCCAAAGTATTGTTGCTTCAGCCCATTTTCCCGGATCCTGATCAATTCAGGCGGGTACTCTGTGGGTGGTGCGGTGAACTCGGCGGGCGTGCGGGTGTGGAACATGATGCCGTACTCCAGAACATCTTTCGGTAGAAGGTGCTTGATATCGCAGATGATCGTGGGCGATTCTCTCAAGAAGCAAGACTCAATGTCGTGCTGTTCCTTCGGGGACACTTTGAAGAGGTCTTGGACAAGGACCCGAGTGTTCTCATTGACATTGGATTCTGGGTAACGGTTGGAGATTTGTGTGCCTCGGAGATTGTAGGGAATGAGGTCATCATCAAATCGTGGTGTGAAGGAGCGTGTGTGGTACAAGATGTGGTCGCAGAGCGGACCTATGATCGGAACGTCCCGGAAGAGGTGTTTGTATGACAGGGCGCGACCACGCAAGAGTGCTTTCTTCGTCTTCTCACTCGCATTCTTGTATCGTGGCGGTAGCACAAACATTTTGCACAGCACCTCAACGGGGTCTTTCACCACGGCCTTCAGATTTGGGTCACAGGACATGCCACAAAAATTAGCCTCAGAGAAATGATTGTGGTAATCCATGACAAGGCGCAGGCCTAATTTCCGAATAAGATCATCGTGAATGGGTTTTTGCGCCTTAGTGGCGACGCTGATGCCGTCGTCACCTTCTACCAGTCCGCGGTAAGTTTTGGCTGCTTGGAGCCAGTCTTCCATGTTGTTGCTGCTGGTTGTCGATCGGACGTGCAAGTAAACCATGAGGCAGTAGTTGAGGATTGTGTTGGATGAACTTGTCCAAAGAGCTCCGGACATGAGCCTTTCGTCCAATCCAACAAGGATGTGTTGGAACACGATCTTATGCCTGCCTAACATGAGTTTCTTGGTTAGCAGTTTTTGGAAGTTGAAGCCGCTGAGGTTCTTGGTCATGTGCTCAAACCAGAAGTGAACCAAATCAATGAATTCACGTTCATGGTGAGCCTCCATGGAAGAGAAATCGGTCTCTGCAACGGCTTCTTCGCCCAACATTTGCTCCATAATGTCACAACGCTCCTCTGGACGCGTGTGCTTGATGGAGTTTGGCAAGTTTTCAAATGTGAGCTTGTCGACGGCCTGCCACAGTGCTAGAAGGAGGATCTTGGATAAGTCGCTTGGGGAGTTGATTCCCCTGGCGTGCTTTGCTTTCATGTACCCTTCCTTCTTGAGGAACGACAGCACTTCAAAAGCGTCCTGGCTATTCTCAGCAAAGTCCCTACGAATTTGCCGTAGCTGGGCTTTCCTCGCACTGGAGTAGGCGGCTTTTTCGAGCGCGTGGTCTATGGTGCGGACGTCGATGTCCATCAATGGTGGCATGATGCGCTCTAAAAGAAGCTTCGAGAATTTTACGAAGAGTCGCCTCTCTTCAACCACACCGAGTGGCATGTCACATGCGAAGCGTTTGAGTGTCGCAGATATCTCGTTTTCGATGGTGGGAGCATGTCTTATCTGCGTGGCGACGGGGCGGGAGAAGTGGGGGTCCTTAATGTACAAGCTTTGGCTGTAGACGCCTTGGGGCTTTTGAGTGCCTGGGTCCTGCGACTTCTTGAGCTTGATGCTCAAGTTGCCGCACGGCTTAGGAAGCTCGCCAGCATCAAAGTGGGAGAATTGGCAGCCCATGAGAAACCAAGTCGCGTTCACTTGGTCTGGAACCTCATGGGCATCTGAAAATCCGAGCTCAAGGTCTCAGAGACCTGGGCGCAAATCAAGTGGCGTATCAGCTCCCGGCCATTCATGGCCTTGAGAGTGAGATCAAAGTCTGAGTTGATTGCAGACTCGCGCCCCGCTCGGATTATGGTGTGATTGATCGCATCGCCGACATCTTTGGGGCTGTTTGTCACGGGCGTGACCAGCCTGTTGGCGATCTTGGCGAATTCTCCGTCGATATGGTCACGGTCTACACTCACATGGAACTTGCCATCCATGGTGGATTTAAATCGTTCGAGTAGACTCAGACCGGTGGGTTCAAAGTTTTTGAATTCGACTGTCATGTCGAATAGGACAGGACGCCCACCTATCGACTCCTTCTTGTTCGGGATCAGTCGCACGTCATCATAGTTCGTGCCTGTACGAGTGTATTTGACGTTGATGGAGACGTGCCTGAAACCGCGCTTGTATAAGGATGAACACTTTGCTGCTTCGTTGCCCAGCCACCCACTGAGATATGTGGAGATGACAAAAGTGTGGTAAGAGATCACGTTTATCGCAATGAACATGATGAGACACACTATTGATGCATGTGGGATGGCGGACTTGAATGGAATGCGGATGCAAGACTTGTGGTCTTCCCCGCGCTTGAGTGGGCAAGTGTTCATGAATGGGATCTTGTTGTATGTGAGAGTTTGCGAATTGTCTACAAGATCCCAGTCGCCCAGCACTCTCAGAAACTTCCCACCTAGCTTGCTTCCTGCTTGCATTAGCTCTGATTCGGTGAGGGCACTGTGTGCATCGTCGAGGTACCCCTGTATCACAGGACGATAGTTCTGGAGGCTGTCCACGGCTTTCAAGATTGGGCCCATGTACCAACTGCATTCTTGGATCTGAGGCTCGGCCACCTCATCAAAGATGAGGCCTCTTGATATGCAGCTGACAGGCAGTGGTGCGGTCGAATAGACCCAATTTCTGTGGATGTCCGTGGCTATCCACATGAACAGGATGAGTGATAAAAGTCGAGCTGAGTATAGGATGATGCTCTTCATCCAATCGCTGCGGCGCTTGAACTGCACGGATTCATGGTATACAACATTGGTGTACTGAATGCTCGACGCACAATCCAGAAGATATGTCACCATAGTCTTCTTGGGAATCACCTCGTCGAGATTGTCAAGATATGTGTAGTACTCGAGGTGTTTGTCTTGGCTGTGGGTGTGTGCGAGCTTCTCCATGCGTTCATTCTGCTCGGCCTCTCTCTCCTGCTTGAGATCGATCTTGCGTTGCTTTTCTTCCTCCTTGGCCTTGGCTTTATTCGCCTCAGCAACGCCAGCATCGATGGTGGCTTGGACCGATTGGGCGGCAGACGTGGTATGTTGTTGAAAGACCTTCTTTTCGTATTTCGTTTCAGGGCGGTCTCTCTGCCTCGGTCCGTGGTGCCGTCCCTTCTCAGCGGCTTGTAGGTAGGTGAGTTGGGACATTCCTGGATTCCTCTCCACGCACCCATCGCAAGTGAGTGATCCCCGATCTTCACTTGGAGGATGTGAGTTGGAAGTAGATATGGGTTGGATGAAAAGGATCTCAGGAACAGGTGAAGGTTGAGGCGTTGGGCCAGTATGGCAAGGAGTTACCTCTTCAGATGAGAACCATTCGAAGGTCTCACATCGGAGCATCTGCCACTCCTCGATTTCCCGACTCAGCTCACTTCTCAACGCTGAGTGGTATTGGCTCATGCCTGGGTTCTGCAGGTCGCGCTTGGTAGTGATTAGGGAGCCGCGGTCATTTTCCGGAAATTGCCT